TTCGCTAATAGTATCAACTACATACGCAGATGAGGATACGGTGCTCTCGCTACCTATCTCATCAACATTCTTCACCGAGGAGATGCTTGATACTGGGCCACGGGATAAGTAGATGATGTCTTTATTTTGATGGATTCCCAAACTATCGGAATGCACAAGATAAAGACATCATCTACTTATCCCGTGGCCCAGTATCAAGCATCACCTCGGTGAAGTATGTTGATGAGATAGGTAGCGAGAGCACCGTATCCTCATCTGCGTATGTAGTTGATACTATTAGCGAACCAGCAAGGATTGCTTCAACAGCGGGATGGTTTGCGACAAACGGAATCATCAACCAAGTCATCGTTCGCTACACCGTAGGTACGGATGTGAGCAGTATCCCATCTCCATTAAAGCAAGGGATGCTTCTTATCATTAGCGATTTGTATGACAAGCGAGATGACCGAGTGAGAAAGATGCCAACAGCATCAGAGTATTTGTTTAATCCATTCCGAATCTTCACCTTCTAATGATTGACCAAGCTGGACAATTGGATCGTAGAATCACTTTGCAAACATTCAGTGAGACTACGGATACTTTTGGGCAAGAGGTGAAAACCTACTCTACCCTTGCTTCAGTGTGGGCAAATGTGAAGGAAAGTATTGGTAAGGAGGGGGAAGATGGTGATATGATTGCTTCTACCAAGAAGGTGGAGTTTATCATTCGCTACCGCACTGATGTGAATGAGCAGATGCGTATAACATACAACAACAATACCTATAAGATTCAAGCCATCCAATCCGCAGATGCTCGCAAGGCATTCCTTAAGATAGTTTGCTTGTGGTCTGATGCGCAGTGATGGAGAAAGTAAAAGTAAGTGTTGAGGGCGTAGATGAGGTGATGAAGAAGCTCCGCAAACTTGATGATAGGCTCAAGAAGAGAATCCTCAAGAAAGTAGGGAGAAAAGCATTACCTCCAATGGTTGACTCTTACCAGCGCAACATCACTGATGGTGATGAGGTGTTTAAGGTTTTCCGTAACGGTAAGATATACACCGAGATACAACCAGGACAATTACGCAAAAGTGTTGGTATTAAAACACCGAAAGCACTACAAAAAAAGGATGTAGTTGGTATGAGTGTCGGGCCAAGAAGGTCAGGCAAGGTTTACCGACAACCAAACAAAGGTGGATGGTATGCGGGGATGATCAACTTCGGATGGCTACGACCTTGGTGGGGTAAAGAAAGATACAATGGGCAGAATTTAAACTTCGCACAAAAGGCAATGGCGGCAGCCAAGAGCAAGGTAAATGTGAGTTTTGTCCGTAACTTTAGAATGATAACCAAAGCGGAAATCAAGAAGCTCAAGTTTGGGCAAAGAATAGGTTTTAGATGATTGGTAAAGTAATAAAATACAAGTTTGATAACACCGCCAACCTAAACAGCGTATTTGCTGGGCGTGTTTATCCCCTGGTTGGAGCTCAAACGAGTGCCCGACCTTTTTGCATTTACGATACCACAAGCATAAGAGCCGAAGGATCCAAAGATGCCGACAGCCATATTGATATTGTCAATGTGGAGCTCACCTTGATAGGAGATAACTACGGCACGTTGCAAACGGCAGTAGAAAATATACGCACAGCATTTGTGCGAATGAAAGAAACAATTGAGGGCGTGAATGTTCAATCGTGTGGCTTTGATAACCAAAACGAGGTTTTCAATGTCGATGAGGAGACTTTTGCGGTTGCAGTTGATTTAGTGTTTAGAATAGTGAAATCATAAAATTAAGAAAAGATGGCAGCAAGTACATCAGTAATGAATAGCACCGATGTGGTAGTACGCATTGGTACTGACGGAGCAACATATGAAACCGTTGGTAAGATGACCAACGCTTCTTTGAGCGTTACAATGGGAACTCGTGACACGAGCACAAAAGACAGCTCGGGTTGGATGGAAGTATTGGAAGGACAAAAGTCTTGGACTCTTTCGGGCGAAGGCTTGGTAGTGTACAACAACACTGGTAAGGCAACGCCTGACGATATCTACGGACATTTGTCAAGCCGCACACTTATCTACATTGAGTTTGGTTCTGAAGCTACGGATGAGAAATACTACAGCGGAACGGGATACTTCACGGAGTTCTCAACGGATGCTGGGGTAGAGGATAACGCAACATTCTCTTTCTCTTTCCAAGGAACGGGTACTTTGACTCAAGGTACACAATCGTAAATTTTTGAGGGAGGGCCTTTGCGCTCTCCCTTAATTAAACAACACAACAATGACAACACAACTGATTAAAGTAGGAGATAAGGCATACCCAGTAAAGTATGGCTTTAACGCATTAAGGCTCTTTTGCAATGAGAGCGGTATTGAATTGCAAGAGCTTGAGAAAATAGGGCAAAGCATAAGCATCGACCACGCCATCAACTTGGTATGGGCGGGGATGAAGGATGGCGCTCGTGTTGAGAAGCAAGCGTTTGATCTTACTCCTGAAGATGTTGCTGATTTGCTTGATGAGGATAGTACCCTTATCAATCAATGTATGGAGCTTTTTGTTGCCTCTTTTATCAAGCCGAGTAGCGAGGAAAAAAAGTAAATACCCAAGCCCCTGAATCCCTTGATTGGGACGCATTGGAAGCGATAGGCTTGGGTGAGATGGGAATGAGCGTAGAGGAGTTTTACAATATGACTCCGAGGCAGTTCCACAACAAAAGAGAAGGCTTCCAGCGGCACATTCAGTACCACACTGAACTGCTGTGGGAAACCACAAGGTGGCAAGCAGCAGTGAATGTTGCACCACATACCAAGAGAAGGATAAGCCCTAAAGATTTGGCGGTCTTCCCTTGGGATGGAAGAAAGAAAGTACACAAGGCAGCGAGCTTTGAGGAAGTGCAAAAAGGAATAAACAAGGTGTTTGGTAAATGAGCCGTACTGATATAGATTTTAAGATTGGAGCAGACCTGAAGCAATTCCGCTCGGGTATGCAGAACATTGACCACAGCTTGAAGAAATTAAGCGGTGGTTTTGGTGCTTTAGGCGCAACCATTGGAGCATCCTTTGCCGTTGATATGATCCGTGACTTTGCAATGGAATCTATCAACCTTGCTGCTCAAATGGAAGGTGTAGAGGCTGCATTCAATCGACTCAATCAACCTGGACTTCTTGACCAATTAAGGAGGGCAACGGGAGGCACCGTTGATGACCTTAAGTTGATGCAGACAGCCGTTAGAGCTGAAAACTTCCGTATCCCAATGGATACACTTGCCAAAGGTTTGGAGTTTGCACAGCGTAGAGCACAAGCCACGGGTGAGAGTGTTGACTATATGGTCGACTCCTTCGTTACTGGTTTAGGTCGTGAATCCGTTAAAATCCTTGATAACCTTGGTATCTCTACCATTGAGCTGAATGCCAAGACAAAAGAAATGGGATCAATGGCTGCCGCTGTTGGTGCTATTATGGATGAGGAGTTCGCCAAGGCTGGAGAGCGTGTGGTGACCACATCAATGAAGATTGACCAGCAAAGGGCCGCACTTACAAACCTTAAGACCGAGATAGGCGAGAAGTTAGCGCCTATCTATGCGAGCTTCCTTGACGCTACAATCAAAGACCTCAGCACCATCAACATATTGATGAATAGTGAGGTTGGCAATAGAGATAAGGCGGTCATTGCTTTAAAAGAATACTTGCGCCTATCGGGAAAGGAGAGCACCGCCCTTGGTATGATATTCAACCTTGCGGTTAAGAAGATGGAGCTCGAGCGTGAGATTGAGAAGAAGCAAGCCGAGAACCAAGTCACCCTTGAGGACTACCGCAATGCACAAAAACAATACGAGGTAGACCAAGCACTTGCTGAGGAAAAGAAGAAAGAGGCACTTGAGGCTTATGAGGATAAACTTAATGAAGTAATCCCTACCATTCGTGCAGCAAATCAGGAAGTGCAGAAGATGTTTGCCCTCTCGGACTTTAGTAACCTTGGTGCAAGCATTGGTACGGATGAGGCTATCTTCAACCTTGAGCAACTGGATGATGTTACCGAGGAGAGCACCGATACCTTTGACCATAGTTTCCGCAAAAGAATGGAAACGCTCCGCCAGTTTGGTGATGAGATTATGGCTATTGGAAGCATTATGCAACAATCATTTGAGGC